CTTCTTCTTGCCACAACTATCACATATACTGCGATAGTAGGTTTTGCCATTGCGGATGTAGTTTATCGCCCTATAATTCTTGTTGCAACTCTTGCATATGGGTCTTTTTAGCATAATGATATTTATTCATTTATGCCTTTAAAGGTTCGGTTAAACCAAGTTTTTTGATTTATAAACTAAATAATCATTAGAATCTTGATAATGTATATATCAAGGTAGGTGGTAAACCTCATAATCATACGAAGGAAAAAATATTATGGCACTAGTATCCCCAGGTGTAGAAGTTACGATTACAGATCAATCACAGTATCTTCCAGCACCCACAAACTCAATTCCTTTTATTCTGCTTGCTACTGCACAGAATAAAGCAAACCCGAACGGCACTGGAGTAGCATCTGGTACTACAGCCGCTAACGCAGGCAAGCTATTCCAAGTAACAAGTCAGCGTGATCTTGTAACTCTTTACGGCGACCCGTTCTTTTACTCTACTTCAAACGGTACTCCAATTCAGGGTTATGAATTGAACGAGTACGGTTTGCTTGCTGCATACTCAGCACTTGGTATCACCAATCGTGTATTCTGCGTAAGAGCAGACATTGACCTAGCAAGTCTCGTGGGTCAGACTGGTCGTCCAAGCGGTGAACCAGCAGCCGGTTCATACTGGTTAGACACAACCTCTTCAACTTGGGGTATCAATGAGTTCAATGCTGTTACTGGACAGTTTGAATTGCAGCTACCTATCGTAATCACTGACCCAGAACTATTAACAGGTGGTTACCCCGTTCAATCAATAGGAACTCCTGGTGATTATGCAGTAAATGCAATCCCCACTTATGATTTCCCTAGCGCACCAACAGCAGTTCAGTTCTTTTATAAGAATAGTGCAAACGTTTGGGTGTCTATTGGTTCTCCGGAATGGTTAGCTTCATGGCCAACCGTTACAGGTTCCAACACTGTTACTACGTTTACTCCTGGTAATACTATCACTATCACAATTGATAACGGTGCAAGTGCAACTATTACTGTTCCAAGCTCACCCAATAACACTCTTGCAAATTTGGTATCACAAATCAATTCATTGGGATATGCATATTTGTCAGCCGGTTCAACTAACCAAAGACTGCAATTATTTTCTAAACAGCCTGCTTCTACACTTGGTGATCTTGTTCCCTATAGTTTAGGAATTTCAGGAACTGGTACTATTCTTACTACTTTGGGTATTCAAGCCGGAACTTATTATCAGCCTGGAGTTGCATATGGAACTTCTTCACAGCAACCTCTCTGGACTGCTGGACAGACATATCCTAGACCAAACGGTTCAGTCTGGTTTAAGGTTGGTACAGCCGGATCCGGTCTAAACACTGCGATTTCTGAGTGGGATAGCATTACTAATAATTGGGTACCTAAAACAATAGCTTATGCTACTTCAGATGTTAATGCTATTACTGCACTTGACTCAACTGGTGGTAAGAATATTCCAGCAGGAACTGTATACACGCAGTATAATTTCGATGCATCAACATCTGCGATTGACAATGATTCCCCACTATACTATTGGGAAAGAATTGCAACAGGTCCAACTGTAATCACCGGTAGTGTTACTAATCCACAATTCACTAATGGAGCATACACACTTAATGTGTGGGCATCAGTACCAGGATCAAGTATTTTAGGTGAATACACCGTTTCGCTAAACGATAACAGCGATGCTCAAGACTTCGTAGATGCTTGGAATAGTGCAGCTATACCGTTCACTACTGCAAGTGTTACCTCTGCCGGTGCAATTCAACTTACGCACACTCAGGGCGGAACAATTAATATGAGCGACTTTAGTTCAGTTGATGGTTTTAGCTCTGGCTTAATTGAGGACGCTGGATTTATTTCTGGTTCAACCCTAGGTGTTAAAACTGGATTTAGCTATGAAGTTAATTTCCAACCAGATCAAACATCAACTGATAGTGTTGATGGTGCAGGCTTGGTAGTCAACGTTCAGACTGCATATCAGAAGTATTATGTAAATCCGACCGCATTTCCAAATGCAGGTGGCGACTACTTAGTAGGTGATACTGTAACTTTTTCAGGAGCTGATTTAGGCGGTACAAGCCCAGCCAATGATTTGGTTGTTGTCGTAACCGCAGTGAACCCTGGAACAGGTGAAGTATTAGCAGTTACTCCGGCTTCTGGCACACCTAACCAAGCAGCAGCCATGTACACAACTTTATTATCAAATTGGGTAGAGTTTGAAATGACTGCAAACGAAGGTGCACCCGTAGCTGCTCCTGCAAACAACACTAACTGGTTCTACTCAGTAGTAGATCAAGTTGATATTATGGTCAACACTACTGCAGGTTGGAGAGGATATAGAAATGCCAACTATGACAGCAACGGTTTCCCTCTTCCTTCAGGATCAAACACAACTGATCCTAACGGACCAATCGTAAGTGCTACTGAGCCAACCGTACAGAGTGACGGAACTGCACTTGCGTTTGGTGATCTTTGGATTGACACAAGTGATCTTGAAAACTATCCAATCATCAATCGTTGGCAGCTTGTAGAAGGTGCCGGATCATGGGTAAGAATTGATAATGCAGATCAGACAAGTTCAACTGGTGTTCTATTTGCAGATGCACGTTGGGCACAAAACGGCACAACTGACCCAGTTGACGATCCGATCCCATCAATCGTTACTTTGCTAACCAGCAATTATCTAGATGTTGATGCTCCAGCAGACGAACTTTATCCAGTAGGTATGCTATTGTTTAACACTCGTCGTTCAGGCTACAATGTTAAGCAATATCGTGTGAATTATTTCAATGCAGAAAGATTCCCTGATACTTCATTGCCTACTGAAAAGAATACTTGGGTATCTGTTTCTGGATTGCAATCGAACGGCGCACCGTTCATGGGTCGTAAGGCTCAGAGAGCAATGGTTGTTCAAGCATTGAGAGCAGCAATTGATACCAATTCTGCCCTACGTGATGAAGACAACGCATTCAACTTGCTTGCTACTCCGAACTATCCTGAACTACAGCCTAACATGGTTGTACTCAACAATGATAGAGGGCAGACTGGATTTATCATTGGTGATACTCCAATGAGACTCCCAGAGAATGCAACTGCAATTCAAGCGTGGGCAACTAACGCAGCAGGCGCAACTTCAACAGGTGAAGAAGGTCTTGTAACTCGTGATACTTATATGGGTCTATTCTACCCATCAGGTATTGCCCCTGATCTATCAGGTAATCTCGTAGCAGTTCCCCCATCACACATGATGATCAGAACTATTCTACGTAACGACAACATTGCGTTCCCTTGGTTCGCCCCAGCCGGTACTCGTCGCGGTATCATTGACAATGCTACAAGCATTGGATATCTCGATAGTGCAACAGGTGAGTTTGTCTCAATGAGAACTAACATCGGAATTCGTGACGTACTGTACACGAATCAGATTAACCCATTGGTATTCTTCACTGGTAACGGACTATTGAACTATGGTAATAAGTCAAGCTTTAACTAAAGTTCTGCTCTTGACAGAATCAACGTTGCAAGACTTATTGCTTACATTCGTCGTCAATTGACACTTGCAGCAAGACCGTTCGTATTCGAACCAAATGATGCATTGACAAGACAAGAGATTTCAGGTGTTGTTGAAACACTAATGGTTGATCTTGTTGCTAAGAGAGGTATCTATGACTATCTCGTAGTTTGCGATGAATCAAATAACACACCAGCACGTATTGACAGAAACGAGCAATCATTGTTCAACATGACCGTAGCATCTGATAACGCAGGCGGCAACCAAGGTCTGTTGATGCCTAAACTACAGTTCCGCTTTAGAGTCAACTTCTTGAACTTTGGGGTTGATGTTAATGGCGGACTACAATTAACTAAGCAAGTAGTAGATTGTTCAAGACCAAACCTCTCATTTGAAGAAGTTACATTGAACGTTTACAACTCAAGAATGTATCTTGCAGGTAAGCATACTTGGTCAGAACTAACCGTCAACGTTCGTGATGACGCTGCTGGTACTGTTTCAAAAGCAGTCGGTCAGCAGATTCAAAAGCAATTTGACTTCGTTGAGCAGGCATCTGCTGCAACTGGTCAAGACTATAAGTTCCAAACAAACATTGAAATTCTAGACGGTGGTAACGGCGCTCTTGCTCCGACTGTTCTTGAAACTTGGGAATGCTACGGTTGCTTCATCAAGTCTGCTAACTATAACCAGTTAGCATATGGAACAAACGATCCAGCAACTATTGCTCTATCTATTCGTTACGACAACGCAATTCAAGCACCACTCACAAGCGGTGTTGGTCAGTTGGTTGGTCGTGCGTTCAACGGCGTAGACGGCATCGTAACTGGTATTGGCGCACAACTTTAATAGTTAGGACAATAAATGACTTTAGGTAATTGGGGTCAAAGTCTATTAGATGGGGCTGCCTCAGCATTATTTGGCAGCCCCTACCTAAGAGATTTCCAGCACGCTTCTAAAACGTTTAGACCTGATTCTTACACACATGCCCCTAAACTAAAATTCCTCTTCCATACATACTTTGAAATCAATCCTGAAGCATACTTCGGCACTCCCCCAAATATCGGCATACTTGTAAAAGAAGTTAGGCTTCCTTCTTTTACGATGGATGTTGCACAATTGAATCAGTACAATAGAAAAAGACTTGTTCAGTCCAAAATCAAATACGATCCTATAGAAATAGTATTCCACGATGACAATGGCAACAACGTTAATGCTATGTGGGAACAATATTACCAATATTATTACAATGACGGAAATAGACCCGGACAGGTATTGCGCGGAAACAGAGGAAATAATAGATTCTTTCAATTAGGAGATAATGACGCTATTACTAGTTATAACAGTAGTAATATATATACCGAAACCGATGGTTCGGAAGATCACAGTTGGGGTCTAAAAGGGGGTGCAACTAATCCTGACGGAGTTAAAGTACCATTCTTTAAAAACATCACAGTGTTTGGGTTAAATCAACATGATTTTACTGCATATACCTTAATTAATCCAATGATCACTAACTTCGCTCACGACACTTACAACTACGCTGAAGGGTCGGGCATAATGCAAAACAGAATGACTATTGATTATGAAACAGTAGTCTACAATTCAGGCTCTTTAGATGGAAGAAGCCCGGGAGACATTGTTACTGGTTTTGGTGATGAAGCTAATTATGACAGAACTCGTAGTCCTATTATGTCAGCCGGCGCCAACGGAACAATATTAGGTAGAGGTGGTTTGATTGATGCAGCAGGCGGCGCAATCAGAGCATTGGGCAGAGGTGATATATTTGGTGCAGCAAACACTGGATTAAACTTACTTGATAGAGCTACAAATCGAAATTTTGGTCAAAGTTTGGTAGAAGGCGCAGCTTTTGATTTGGGCAGTATGTTTGTTGATGCTATAACTAATACTCCAACTAACAGAAATAGAAATACACTTTTTTCTCTTCCGGGCGCAAGTCAAACACCGGGATTAAGCGGTCTCGCAGGCTCACCTACAATTGATGCAAGACGAACCCCGCAGCCTGTACTCAGCGAACCAACAGCTGGTGCACAATTTAATGGGAATCAAGTTCCTCCCGGATTTCCGGTAGAGGCACCGTTTGGTGGAAACTTCAATACTGGACCCGGCGGAGCAGCATAAATAGTATTATGGCTATATTCAGTGTAACATCTTTGGGAAATACCGTAAGAGTTTTTGATAACTTTTATTCCAACGCACTTAAAGTAAACTCAACAGACTGGGATGTTGTGTACTCATTCTTTTTGGGCAATTCAAATAATAAGCTAGAGGCAAGCAATTTTGCATCATTGCTGTTCTTTATTGCACAAGAAGGTCAATTCAATGTATTAGACTTACTTGCTACAATTAAAGGTAAGACTACTAAGTTACAGATGAATCAAGTAATTTGCTATTACCTAAACACGTTCAGACCCAAAACAACTTTATACGGTGTGGGAATTATACCTAAACCAAACGAAGCAGTACAACGCAACGTAGTATTGTAACATGGGTAAGTGGGCACAAGGCAAATACACGCCTAAAAATCCACAGAAGTATATAGGTAATAACCAGCCCAAATATCGTTCCGGTTGGGAACTCACTTTCATGACATTCTGTGATAGTAACGATAGCATCATATATTGGGCTAGCGAATCAATGAGAATTCCATATAAACATCCGTTAACCGGTAAGCCTACAATCTATGTTCCTGACTTCTTTGTAGTATATCAAAACAGATTTGGTAAGCAAGTTGCTGAAGTCGTTGAGATAAAACCAAAGAAACAGAGTATCATTGAAAGCAAAGTTGCAAGCGCCAAAGATAGAATGGTAGTAGCAATCAATCACGCTAAGTGGACAGCAGCAATGGCATACTGTAAGAGCCAAGGACTAACCTTTAGAGTCATCACCGAAGATGATATCTTTTACAACGGGCGCAAGTAAAACTAAATACTTGTATGACCAAAAAGCTTGAAGAACTATTTGAATTAGCATCATCCGACGAGAATGATTTGACTATTCCTTTGCCTGAAGTTACTGAAGAAGTGACAGAAAACGCACTAAGCACATTAGATAAGATTGAAGCAGCACTTCCTCAAGTTAAGGGACTTGAAGCGGCTGACACTGAGATGGATGAGCTGGCAGAACTTGCTACGTCAAGCTACAAAGACTTGATGGATCTTGGGATGCAAGTTGAATCTCGTTTTAGCTCGGAAATCTTCAATAGTGCAAGTAGTATGTTAGGTCACGCTATTACAGCTAAAACAGCAAAGATTAACAAGAAATTAAAGATGCTTGA